CATCGTCATCATCGTCGTCATCGCCGTCGTCATCTTTACCCATAAATTTTTCATAGGCGGCTTGTAAGTCGGATTTTTTCATCTTAGACATTTCTGAGTACATGGCATTAATAATACCAGCCTTAGTCTTAGGCGCAGCTGCTTCTTCAAGTTCTTCAACTTCTTCTACAACTACTTCTTCTTCCGCGATGTGTTCCTCGGTCTCAACTTCAACGTCTTCAACGAGGTCTTCATCTTGGAGCTCTTCTTGTACTTCAGTAACGTCTTCGATAAGATCCAACTCTTCTAATTTGGTCTCTTCAGACATATATTTTACTCCTTGATAAAATAGAGTTAAAGTTTTGAGAGGAAATCTTTCCACACCTTCAACTGGCTTTCGGCCAATTGGGATGAAGATGCCTTTTTGATTTCAGTCTCATATTTTTCAACATCTTGTGCTTTTAGCAGGCCATTTTCCCAGATCCATTCGACGCCTTCCATAATCCCATTAACGAAAGCTTCTGGTGCTGAGGGATCTTGGACAATGTCCACTGTTGCTAGAAGAAAGTCATCTCCAACAACATTTACCCCGTTGCGGTTCACAAGACTACCCATACCACGACTAGAAACACCCAGTTGAACACCACCTTCTACAAGACCTTTTACAATTTGGCCCATAGGTGTGTCTAATACGAGTGCTTTACCCATCACATTATTACCATCCCATTTTAGTTCGGTAATACGATGGGAAACTTTATCCAAGTTAATTGTTGGTCCTTCTGGGTGATTTAATTCACCGACAGCTCTTCCACGACTAACCTGTTCTGTAACATATTTATTAACAGCTTTTTCCATCACCCCACGAGGATAAACACGACCGTTTCTATTTTTAGATTCAGCCTGCATAAAAATACCTTCGATAATGGTATTCTTTTTACCATTAGTTTCTTCGGTAATATAATTTAAGTTTTCTTCATAAAGTTCTGTAATCAGCTTCATTTAATTATGCTCCCATAAGATCTGCAAATTCCTTTGCAGCCTTTTCTGCTTCTTTAGCAGATTTATAATTCTTATCTAATAATTCACCATCTATATAAACAGAAAATTTAGAACCAGCTTTTTTAACTACAGCTTTAGATTTTTTACCAACCTTGAAAGATTTAACTTCTTTTTCAGAAGCTTCACTCAAAGTCAGATTCAATCTCAATTCCTTGAACGTCTGCATCTACTATTTCCTGTTCTACACCGTTATATACATTGTCAGCTATTTCAATCTTACGAGCATCTAGTGCATCACTAATTTTGGCACCCATAAGATCATTAAATATATTATTAGCTTCAGCTGTTTTATTGTTAGCTAAAGCGTTAATTAAATCATTAGTATCTGACATAACATTTCCTTTACCATTATTTATAATAATTTAAATTTCTAATTTATACATCATCTTCAGTATCATCAACAATATCACCAGATGCCTTTTCATCTTCAATTTGTTTAGACATAATACTAATATCTTCATCAGATTGCATTAGAATATTTTTACGTACCCAGTCTCTAGAAAAATAAGTACCAACATATTGATCTAATTCTGTTAGTAATTCTAATCTATCTCTCATAATTTCTGATTCTTTTAATTCAGAAAAATGAGAATCTTTAATAAAATCTACCGCAATATCTTCTTTGATTTCTTTCCAATCTTGCTCGGTAATAACGCCTTTTAAAATTAATTGCATCTTAAGAAGATCTAAGAATAACCAAGAAAACTTTTTACGAATACGATTAATAAATTTCTGGAATTTTACTTCATCACGAGAAATTTCAGTAGAACGTCCCAATGAAAATTGAGCTTCCTGCTCTAATCTATTAACTGGAACATTTAATGATCTATATAGCTTTTTCTGGAAGTAGAAAATGTCATCAATTTGACCTAAGTTTTCTCCACCAGGAAGTGTTGAAATTTCTGTACCTCTACCACCTTCACGACGTGGGAGCCAGAAATCTTCCAACATTGACATATGTTTACGATCATCTTTAATTTCACCAGTAGATGCATCATAAACAAGTTTATTGCGGTATTGATTCATAATACCGCGTAAATATTCTTCTGATTTACCTTTTGGAAGGTTACCAACATCGATATAGAAAATTCTACGCTCTGGAGCTCTTGATAAACGATAAATTACCAATGAATCTTCCATCATACGAAGTTGATTTACTGGTTTAATTGCTTTATGCAAATAAGATAAAACCATTTTGCGTGAAGTATCTAATAAACCAGACGTTGTGTATTGAATAGAATCTTTAGAAATCTTTAATCCTTGATTAGATTTATTCATGGCACTATCTTGATAAAGATAATACTCATTAATCTTTTTAATAAGATTAACACCAGTTTTAGGATCTTTTTCTTGTTCTACTTCTTTTACTTTACGAATTCTAGTTGGATCAATTGGACGTAATTCAGTAATACCCTTTTTAGGGTTTGCTTCATCAATAATAATGTGATAAAATAAACGGCCGTCAATATACCATTTACGAAAAATTTCATGTCCATAATGATTAAACTGAAGTAGTTGAATAATATTTTCGAATTCTTGTCTAATTAATTTTTTTACATTATCAGGTTGATCTAAATCATCTGTAATGAGCTCAATAGGAGCCGCTTTTGTATCAGATACAATAGATTCATTAACAATATCTTCAATTGCAGCATCACACTCTGGATGCTGAGCAATTTGTCTATAGCGACGGATAAGATCAACTTCGTTTTTAGCGCCTTCGGTGCCAGATAAGTCAACATATTGGCCAAAGTAACCTCCAGCCTGAATATAACTGGAACCATCATCTTCCATAGGTGCAACAAAAGATTGCTTTTTAGCATCTTCTTTTTCTTGACCTTTTCGTTTAATTTCGAAACCAAATAACTCAGCCATTAAATCTTTCCTACGTTATAATAATAAAGAGAAGAGGGATTTGAATCCCTCAACTCCTATTATTTATATGCTATTAAGTAGTGGTATTTGATTCCCAATACTGTACTTGAAGTTCAACAGTGAATTCTTCAATAGCATTTTCCGCATCATATGATACTTCTATAGCAGATACATTTGTTGGCCATAGGCCTCTAAAAGTGTATCCTTTAACTTCTGCGCCATCTTTATCTAGTTGATAAACTGATGCATCAGCAAAATAATTTGATGGAGTAACTTCTCCAGTGTTTGCTGAATGAGCATTAATATAGTTCATCCATTTTTCAAATGCATCGCGCAATAAGAAATTAGTATCGTTAATAATTTGAACTGTCCAAGGTTCAAATACACGATCTCCTGCGATTTGAAGTTGTCTACCACGGAATGGTACTGTAATTGGTGCAATATTAGAAGCTGGAAGCTGAGCTGCTTTAATTAAAAAGCCACCAACTTCTGATTCGGCTGCACCAGCGATACCGGCTGGGAAACCCATTTCAACTTTAAATAAGTTGGAACGTGCACCACCACCGACTAGTTTTGATTTAAAATCGTCTACGCCTAAGATAGCCATTGTTTATTCTCCTTATGAACCAATAATTTCAGAGAATTCAACGCCAGTACGAGTCGCGATGAAGTTCAATGTGATGAAGTTAATTGAACGAGCTGGTTTGATATAGATATCCGCTACAAAACGGTTTGTATCTACAACTTCACCAGTATTATTTGTTGCATCACAAACAACTGCAAAGTCAGTAATACCACGACGACCTTTAACATCACGCAAGAATGGTTCTACCATATTGCGGAACATTGCACGGGTAAATTCGTCGTTGAATTCAAAGAGTTGATATTTAGCAGCAGTAGCAATCGCTTTTTCTAATGTCATGAATAGACGGCGTACATTAATACGATCGAATGCAGAAGGCTTAGCTTGTGCTGTTTTATCGCCGTATAGTACAGTACCCTGACCAGGGAAAGATACGATTGGGTTGATACGTGCTTTGTAAAGTGTATCGCGGTCTGCTTGCTTAGGATTGAAAGCAATCTTAGTAATTCCCAAGATTTGACCACGGTTGAAGCCAGCTGGTGAGAACCATGCATCTGCAACTTGGTCAGTATTTGCGCAAAGACCAGCCATATGTCCAGCAGCTGGAATCCAGCGATATACGTCGTTATATTTGTCGTATACTTTAAGTGCTGTGGAATCAATTACACCATATGATGTAGATGTTAATTGATCAGCAAAAGCTTTTACATCTGAAGCTGGTGTAGCTGTTCCTACTGTATCTTCAATAGGAGGTGAAATAAACGCCAAGCAATCTTTACGGCCTGTAGCTAAAGCTAGTAAGTCGTTTGCTAATGTTACATCGTCCCCACCATCTGCTCCTGGAACTGTAAATAATAAGTTAACATCTACTGTTTCAGCATCTTCAAACATATCAAATCCAGTTTGAATTTCACCAACTGTTGGTGTATTATCATCTGTACCATCAGCTAAAGATTCTTCAATAAGTGCTGCAGTAATGCCATCTAAATATCCGCCAGCTAAAGTCGAAGTAGATGCGCCGGCATTTGTTAGTAGTGATGGGTGAGATCCCCACCAGATGTAATTAGAATTTCCATTAATTACATCTTTATAATAGTTTGATGTTCCTTGTGGTGATTTTGCATCAGAAGCTTGAGAAACAAAGGCAAATGTTTCTAAGACTGAGTCTGATTGACCTGTCCATTGGCCATCTTCATCGATTACGACAATGTGCATCTCATCTCCACTGCAACTATTAGAAGCTGCGTAATCAGATGTTCCTGGTGCTGCATCAAATTGATCTGCATATGTCCATGTTGCAAATGTTGTTGCATCTGGGCAAATAGAAACTTTTAATGAGTTACC